CAGTTATGAATGATAATTTATTTTCGCCGATGTCAAGCGAGAAAAATGTACTGTTCAAATCGATATAGCCCATCGCATTTGATTCGACTCCATCTGGAGCAATGATACGCACTGCCTTATCGTCAAATCCAGTTGTTATGACAAGTGAATAACCTTCCGGAATCGTTCGTTTTACACGGATGAATTCCCCAGTATCCACCTTAGTGATTTTCGGATTAATTGATTCGCCTACGAATGTTATCTTGACTGGCGCCGGAGCATGCCCCTCGTTGACCAAAGTTCGCATATCTCCACGAACAGCGAATGATACAGGGAATGAAAACGGAAAGCTGAAATTTGATACATAGTCTTCCAACTTGATATTTGTCGGGTTGATATCCTGCCAGTAAGGATTCGGGCATTCCCAAGAGATAATAAAGCGCTGATATACTTCCTCGCCCTTTTCCGGAAATGTTGGGACACTGTCCAACGCTCCCGCAATCCATCTTTTCATACCGTTTACTTCCAGCTCGATCCGTCCCATCCCAAGTTTAGGATTACAAATACGTAGTATTCGTTGTCTCTGCTCATCAATAACAGCCTTATTTGTACTGGATATGGATCCTTCAAGTATTGGATATCTTGAATCTAAAACAGTGTCGATATATGTGGAGCCGTCTTGGAATGGAGCTTTCGTGGTCTGGACGTTTGCTGCTATCTCGCTGATACCAGTCAACGATTTAATGAAAAGGGGATACGTACTGAACTCAATACGCTCCCCTCGGTTGTTAATGTAAGTGAGGATCCTCATAGTTATCACCCTCCAGGGTAAGCCATTCCCAATTCAATTTGAGCGCGTTTAAACAACCTCGCATTGTCATACGGCGAGGTGGGTTTAGGACTATTCACAACGATTTTTTGATTAATTACAGGACGTTGATCTCCTTGTGTGTTCAGCCGGGTTACTGCACGTTCTGCTTCGCCATTAGCTCTGGCCCCACTCGCATACGCAGGAAGGTTGTTCATTGCCTTCAAGATTTTCTTTGACTCATCATGCGTGAAAACTTCATAGCCTGCAGGTCGGTTATATAAGCCGAAATTCAACAACTCCCAACGGCTGCCCATGCGTCCTAACTCGTAACCTTCTTCCCCCGCTATAAACTTTCCGCCCGGATGATAATCGGTACCGGTTGCATATCCAATTGGCGTGGGACCTGTTTGAATATTGACGGTCTTATTGACAGAGGACGAAAGTTGGCTATTGAGCGAACCGATACTAGGATTCGTGCTTACGTTTACTTCTTTATAAATCGTCTTTCCTGCAACTACGTTCATTTCTTCAAGCTTACGACGGGCTTCATCAATTTTCTTTTGTTGTTCAGTAAGTTTTCTGTTTTGCTCATCATACTCACCACCGACTAATCCGCCGGCCTTCTTCATTTCTTCAAGCTTTTTACGGGCTAGATCAATGTTCCGCTGTTCTTCATTCAGCTTGTCGATGCCCTTACCCCGTTCAGAAGTTAGACCGACTTGCGCGAGAATCAATTCTTCGTATTGATCAATCAACTTCCCGATAGCTGCCAACTCTTTATCGGTTTCATTAAGGGATTTTTGTTTTTTATCAATTTGCGATTGAATTTTATCGGCAGCGTTTTGAGCCTGAAAAACCTTGTTATCAAGCAAGGCAACTTCCTGCTCTTCCCATTTAATGATCTCGTTCAATTTATTGAGTTCATCACCAGTAGCAGTCGCTGCACGTTCTTTTAATTTCGCCAATTCAAGGTTTCGATCATTCAGCTTTCCAACAGCAACAGTGACTTCCTCATTCGCCTTTTTCCGTTCGGATTCAAGTTTCTTGATTTCGTTGCTCAACCCTTTTTGATCCGATAATAAATCCGCTTGTCGTTTCATTTCGCTGGTTAATTTCACATACGTGTCATCAGCAAGACGACGCGCTTCTTCTGCATTCAGTTTTTTGATTTCGTCTGTGACTGCTGCATAGGCATTCCCTTGTTCCGAAATGGCTTTTGCTGTGGAAGGAGCTTTTGCGATGAGCTTGTCATTCATTTCAAGGAAAAGAGCCATTTCGTCATTTGTAAGACCGGACTTTTCAAGTAGCTTTTGTTGTTCTTCCGTCAATGCCTGAATGGCTTCTTCGGTTTTGGCATTCTTGATTTCCGAGGAAATATCCATATACCGAAGCATTTCATCCACAGTTAATTTATTCTTTAATTTCAACAAATCAAATGCTGCAATGAGCTCGTCCAAAGACCGGATTTCTTCTTTACGTTTTTCGATAGATTCGATGGTAGCTTCCAAACTTTCATAGGTTGCTTCATTGTACGCATATACGCCGACAGCCAATGCGCCTAGTCCTGCAATTGCCAAACCTACAGGTCCAGCAGCAGGCGCCATCATACCAAGACGACCAAGTATGCCTTCTCCGCCCGCTTTACCAAGTGTAGACATCAATTTGCCGCCAACGCTGACTACGCCGCCCACAGTGGTAGTCAATCCGCCTAACGCAACGGATGCAGGACCAACAGCCGCAACAAGGGCAATCAGTTTGAGGATTGTTTGTTGCTGACTCTCATCCATTTCGGAAAAAGCCTTTGCGCCTGATTCAATTTGTTTGATTAACGGTTCAGCCGCATCGATGGCACTCATAAAAGCAGGGATTAGAGCATCGCCTAAAGTGATACCGACGTCTTTTATTCGATTCCACAGCATTTTCAGCTGTGATTCAGTTGTTTTATATCGTTCTTCTGCTTCTTTCGTGAGAGCGATATTTTGATCCCATGCATCACTGGACAAGTCGACAGCTTTAGCAAATAGCTCACTAGCGCCCCCTGCACGGAGCAAAGAGTCACGCAGTCGAATCTCGGTGATGCCCATTTCTTGTAGCATTTCAATAGCCGAGGTTCCAGCTGCTTCCGCATTTCCTAGTCCATCGATAAACGCGCCAAGCGCACCGATTGCGTCTTCCTGGAATGCCTTTTTAAATTCTTCCCCAGTCATGCCGGCGATTTTACCGAAGTTTTCGAGGTTTGCTTGGTTCTTGATGACATCATTTAATTCTTTTCTCGTCATGCCCAAGCTTTCCGCGAACATGCCAAACGCTTTGCCGCCGCTTCCTGCTGCTAGTTGCAGTTCTCTCAAAGTTAAGCCGGTAGCTTCTGAAACTTTTTTGAACTTTTCAGTTCCAGTCGAAGCAACCTGCATATTGACCATGACTCGGGACATTGCTGATCCGCCCATCTCAGCCTCAATTCCTACCGATGATAGGGCTGTAGCAAGGGCAAGTATGTCCGCTTCTGTCATGCCAATTTGGGCACCAGCACCCGCTAGACGGAGTCCCATTTCTACTATTTCACTTTCCGTAGTCGCAAAGTTGTTTCCTAAATCAACGACAACTGAACCTAACTTGTCAAAGTCCTTTTGGGACATCTGCGTGATGTTTGCAAAACGGGCTAGAGCAGTTGCGGCATCCTCGGCACCCATATTGGTTGCAACGCCCATGTTGATCATCGTTTTCGTGAAACCTTCAATTGCATCTTTTTGAATACCTAATTGCCCGGCAACTTCAGCGACGCCAGCAATTTCGGTAGCAGCAGCAGGGATTTCTTTCGCCATATCACGAATAGCACGGGACAACGTCGCAAACTCTTCTTCGGTCATATCTACTGTTTTTCGAACGCCCGCAAACGCAGATTCATAATCCGAAGCAGCCTTAAAAGCCGCAGCACCGATTCCCATAATGGGAGCAGTAACTTTCATGGAATAATCTCGTCCGAAATCCGTCATCCCCCGACCGATGGACTGCATTTTATCGCCTGTTTCCTGCCATTGCTTACCAAGCCGTTGCAGTGGATCTATTTGCTGTTTGATTGCCGCGTTCACACGTTCTAGCTGTGCCTCTGTACGGTTCATCGCCGCTACTGCTCGATTGTACTCGTTCGACAGATTTTTCGTTCCGTCGGCATCCTCGCCCTTCACACGCTTCGATTCTTCATAGCGTTTTCGGAGCTCGGCAACCTGCTCTTGTTGCGTTTTAAGTGTACGGGTTAAAATATCGGACTGCTCACGTAACCCCTTCAGGCTTTGAGTATATTCCTTCCCACTCGACTTCGCGACGCCCATTTCAGTCCGCAGGCTTTTCAAGTCATCGCGAAAACCTTTCAGCGAACGGTCAGCGCCTTCATCTTCCCACGAGAGACGTGTGCGCAACGTACCAATCTCTGCACTAGCCATTAATCTCACCTGCCTTTATATAAAGAAAAAAGCCGCGTTACGGACGCGACTAAACCGAGATATGCGGATCACCGCCTGGTCTATCTCCAAACGTCTGCGAGATAGACCTCTTTTTCTTGTGGAGCATCGTCGACCACCTCCATAAGTTCAGAAAAAAAGTGAACGTCTAACTGATCAATTTCAGTCATCGTCCACTTGGGTGCATGAGGTTCTTTAGGGAACATCATATTTCGATACAATAATTTAAGGGAAGTGTACGCTTCTGCAAACGTCACTCCCCCGGCTGATTTCCCTCATTGCTTTCGGATTGTTTTTCGATTCCAAATACTGCTTCTCGGAGTTTGGAAAGGACATAATCCTCACTGGCTCCTTCGTAAACTTGTTCTACAGTGAATTGATTTTTAAAAACGACATCCGCAAGAATTGAAACGTGCGCATCATCTTCGGCAATCATTTCTTCATGCGTTTTAGATGCGTCTTTCGCCATCAACTCCAAATATTTCCGCTTGGCAAGCATCGGAACAAACGGAGTAGTAAAAATCCTTTTCTCACCATCAATGACTAATTCAATCTGCATCGTGATCTCCCCTTTACGGTGTTGCTACCCAGTCTTTGTCGATAACTTCATCGAACCACTTATCAAAGATGCCTTTGTCTGTGACTGTTGGATCTCCATCCCACAGCTTCGCTTTTTCCTCGCCATCGTGGATACGTGGAATCGCTTCTCCAGTAAGGTTTGGAGTTTGGTATGTCGGAGTTTCTTGCTTCGTTTCCTTGTTCTCCTCTGCCGGAGCCAATTTAACACGGTAAAGCCAGAAGTATTCATATCCACCGCGGGCATTAGCAGCCTTACCGCCGATTGCAATGTATGGAGGATCATCGTCCACATTATCGCTAATCAGACCGTTTTCATGAATTGTTTTCCCAAGAACGTCCGCTTCGACTTCTTTTTCCAGATAAGCAGTATTAACAGATACTGCAATTGGTCCCTTAGAGGAATCTGAGAAAAGTACCCCATCATCTGCCCGCAAGTTGGCACGGTTTACAGACGGCTGAATATTCAATGCCATTGCAGGGCCGAACGGTTTGACTTCACTGTATACAGTTTGTGTATTATCTTCTTTTGTGATTTTTGCATAGTGTAAATCACTTAATCCTTTAATCGCCATTTATATCTCTCCAATCGTATTTTCATAATTAAATCTGATTATTTTTCTAAACTTTTTCATATCAATGTCATAGGTTTCAGATTCGAACATCCAACCAAATCCCGCTTCTTTCATCAATCGGCGTACATCGTTCACAAGCTGTAGGTAATTGCCACTTGAAAACACGTCCACTTGAAAGAAATGCTTTGAAATAAAAATCATATCGTCAGCATTCATTCTGGGAGCGCCGTTGTACTCGACGAAAACAATATAGGTATCAGCTGTACTGTTATAATTGGCCGCCGCTACTGGAACACCGAGAGGGCGCAGAGTATCCATGATTAATCTGTTCAAGTTCACGACATACCCAACCCCTTTCGAAACTCTTCAACATAAGCGTTCAGAATGTCGTCCTTGCTGTTCTCGTATGCAATCGATGCAAAGGGACGAGGAGGAATGAAACGCCTTGCACGAACGTTGTAGAAGCCGAATTCGTGCATGTATAAATAGAATCCAGGTTGCTTTTTACCGCCTTGGGTTCCTACAAACAGTTCATGGTTCTTCGGATCTGTCCGAATAAGTGATTCACGACCTGCTCCCGTCAATTTGTGGAGTCCGTTCGCATAGACTTCATCTTTCATTCGGTCGCGCAGAAGGTCTCCTCCACTGATAAGCGCCTTGTCTTTCAGTTCATCCGTTAATCCTTCAATACGATCGATTTCTTTAATCAACTCATCGATGCCACTAAATTCAAGATTCATGGTTATCACCCTTTCGGTGACAGATCAATTCAATAAATTCGCCTTTTTCATACGTCCGGTAAACATTTTGCTCCTTGCCATTATGAAAAAGGCTTTCTTCACCGTTGTATTCATCCGTTCGGACTTCAAACATGTAAGAAAGAGTGATGCCTTGTTGCTTGGCTGCATGGAATTCTTGAGAGCGAACACTTTTACGGTTTGCAAATACTTTTCTAGGAGGACCAGGTACAACCGCTGGAAATCCGTCTTCGTCAGTACCCTCCACAAGATTGACGAATTGAACAACGTCAGACCAATTCACGATAATCACCCGCCTGGCTCAAATGATTTTTGAGCGATTCGAAGGATTCTGCAAAGCGTTCAGCGTTGGGACCATCTAAACCATAATGCGCCTTTGCATAAAGAATGATCGCTCGTTTAATAAGTGGATCATCATCTTTTTTCGCATTTTCGGTAGAAACGCCCGCTTGGATTAATTCCATACGGGCGCTTTCAATCAAATCTTCTATTTCTTGGATAATTATAGGATCGCTTGACGTGACCCTCAACGCTCCCTTAACAGCTTCGAGCATATTATTCACCTAATTCCGCTAGTGCCTTCACAGCTTCGTCCTTACCCTTAACCCTCTCACCATTCGGCAGTTCATAATATCCACCGCCGACATGTTTCAAATCCCCTACGACTTCGTCTTCTTCAACTTTTTCCAAGTATCCTTGCTCAACTAAAAAGGCGATTCTATCCTCATCTTTGAAGGAATAGATATCGCCTTTTTTATACAACTTCATTTTTTCATTGCGTTCTTTGAATGCTGTTATCGCTTTATAAATCAAGACCGATCATCCTTTCTTTATGGAGTTGGAACTCCTTTTTTCACGCGTAAGAATCCATTAAACGCAACGACGTTACCACCAGAGAAAACGGAGCCGCGGTGTGCGATCATACCTTCTTTGAACTTCACATCATCAGACCGTTTCACTTCAGTTGGCGAGAAAACAGCCATTTCGTAATTAGACAATGGACCATAAGCCATTAGGTATTCACCGTCTGCAGCAGTGGCAAGTGAACCTGCTCCGCTGTTGATGATATATGATACACCGTCAATCGTACCTACGTTTCCGTTATGTTTGATATCATAAACTTTACGTCCATCAGGATAACGAACTTTGGAGAATTGGCGTAAATCGTCTTTCGATAAAATTAACGTAAATTCATCTTCTACATCTTCATCTCCACCAAAAGCATAGATGATGTTTTCCAATGTATCCTCATTAATTTCAGTAATTTCCATATCTGTTGCTGGGTTAATGGCTTTTGCTTCTGCGGAGAAGATACCGACAAATTCATCCTGTGCAGGACCACGGCCATTAAGAATTTCTTTCGTGATTTTCTTGCGTAATGCTTGACGAACAGATTCAACCACACGTTGACCGTAGTTCGCACGTGGTAGCTTTAGTACTTCTTCCGTGATTTCGTTGTAAGCTGTGACTTTGGTTTTATTGATCCGTGCATATCCGAATTCAATATCAATGTCGTGGTATGGCTGACCTTCTTTGGTATAGTTACCTTCCCCGTGCTGGACTTCGTAAGGAGTTTCATATGACTCCCCACCCTCAAGAGGAACGACTGTAACACGGTCAATCAGAGTAGATACTTGATTAAATGTTCCTTTAATTTTTGCGGAATCGTGTTTCGGCAGAACTAAATCTCCACTACCGACAGTTACCGCTCGTTTTTCAAAAATGTCTTCTCCACGTTTCTCCCAATCCACTTCTGGTTCTTCGTTGCGTTTTTCAGCTCCTGCGGAAAACGTTTCGATTTGACGACCTTCAACCACACCGCTGTTCAAGTCTTCCATTTCCTTCTTCATACGGGCACGAGTTTCAAGTTCTGCTTGTTCTTCTTTCAGTTCACGGACTTCCTTCTCCAAGTCTGCAAAAGAAGTTTTTCCCCGCTTTTCTGCGTCATCCAACATTTCGCGAATTTCTTCCAAACGTATTTTGATTTCTTGTAATCGATTCATTCATATTCCTCCTAAAGATTGATTAATGTTTTGATTTTCATTGATTGTTCTTCGTTATAGCGTTTTTCTTCTTCTGCATACTGTTTCATCGGATCGTAACCACGAGCGCTCACCTCCGAATCGGGATAAGCAGGAAAAGCAACTGCCGACACTTCCAACAATTTAGCTTTCGTGACAGTCCTCAAAACAAGGTCGTCATCTGGTTCTTCGATTTCATGGGAAATCATCTGGAAGCCGAAACTCACTCCATCTACATCACCACGCTTTATTGATTCATAGGTGTCATTTCCAAGCGTTGTCTTTGGTAAATCAAGCTCAAAACGCAACCCGATTTCGTCTTCTGATAAGCGCAATGTTTTATTCTTCGTGCGTCCTAACACTTTTCCAGTATCATGTGACCATAAAAAACGCTGATCATCTTTTCCAAGAGATTCAGCGAAAGCACCTTTTTTAAATTGTTCGCGAAACTTTCTCCAATAGCCTAATACATGAGACTTTTTCTCCCATTTAACGGCGTAACCTGATAAAGTTCGATTTCCGTCATCGTCTTCCCGAATTTCAATCTTGTTCGTCATCAGTTCCCTTTTTTCCGTCTTGTCCATCTTCATCACCTCCTTCATCGTCTTTTAATTTTGGTGTTTTGACTTCAGCAGTATCCAAACGACGGATCGGCTTATCCCCGCCTTCAATAGGACCGAGGTTTAGAACTCTACGCCATTCATTGTTTACCAATGCTCCTCTGTCGACTAATTGAACAAGTGACAATTTCGTTCGCATTGAAGCATATTGAAGAGCTGAAGATTCGAACACTATTTTATTTCCATGTCCTCTCTCTCGACGGGAAAATAGTTTTCGAGAAAATTCATTGGACAATTGTATGGCTACAGGTTCAATGACTGACTCGTAATAAGCATTCCATTCGTCCTCGTTAAATTTACTTTGTACGATTTTCTCGTTCGTATTGAAAAAGTCGTAAATACGTTGAGTGACACTCTTCATTTGCTTATCATCTGGAACATAGCTGTTATGTTTCACCTGCTCTAAATCGTATCGAGGATCAGATGCAGCTGTTCCTCCTTCGCTGTCAATACTTAAATAGTTCCGTGTGAATTCTTCTACTTGAATCTTGATGTCTTCCTTTTTCAGAACCTGCTTAAATTTCATGATCCACTTTATTAAGGCGCTGTTTTTAATAGCCTTCATCATTCCTTGGTCGATTGTAGTTACAACTGTCATAAGCTCGACCAATGCAGGACCTGGACTATCCCCGAATAAGTTATGTGAATTGTAATCTTGACGCAAATGAATGACGTCAGCATAAGGTACAATCATGTTCTTCCCGTCATTAAAATAGAATTTGAGATACATATTTCCGCTTGGACCTTCGAGCATGTCCACACTTTGAGCGGGGATGGGAT